GTATTATCACAGTATAACCGTCATCTTCAACATTGTCTTGTGGTATGTCTACATGCAGTGAAGTTGGCAGGAATGCGCTAGAATAACACATCCACCCTTGCCCTTCACCATTTGTAAATCCAAAATCTTCCAGCACAGAGGTAATTTGTTTACGTATATTTTTATCTTTTATGATAGCTCTCTGAGTTTGGGCAGTGTCATGGTCAATGTTGTATAAACCTTTAAGTATTTCTTTGTTGACTTGCCAATCAATTATGTCTAGATTTGAACTGTTATTATTTAATGATTTTATTAGATCTTCGTACAGTTCGTTAGAAATTTTAGTCGTTCTCATAGTAATGTATTTAAGATAAAATTATGGTGCTAAAGTATTACTTTTTGCCTGCGATCGCTTTTTGCAAACCAGCTGGAAGTTTCTTTTGTTTTGCTGATAATCCTTTTGACTCTGAATCTTTTGAATCACCTTTTTCTTTAACGGCTTTTTTCATTGGCTCTTTTTTGTCGCCATCTTTGTCCATGTCAAGAAAATCTGGTTTAGCTTTTGCCGCTTCTGTTTGATACGATTTTTTAAAACTTTCGTACTGTGTTGTCAAACGGTTTGCTAAATCTTCAGCGGCCAATTCGTTGTCACCTGGATGACCTTTCGCAATTTGACTCTTCTGTCTGTTTAATCCGCCGGAATGAAAATTAACTAACGTGTCTGTGTCTTGAACTTTTTCATCTGGTTCGTTAGCAAATGTTTCTTCTGCTTGTTCTTCTTGAGGACCATTTACTAGGTCTCTTAATTTTGCCATATCAATTGAACCCATTGCATCATCATCTTGTCCTTGTTCTGGTTGTGCATGTGCTTCTGGCTCTTCTGGCTGATTAAGCATTGCCGGCGATACTTGTTGTACACCTGCTAATTTTAAAATTTGCATCAACATATTTCCTTCTTCTGGAGTATCCGCTGACATTTGAATTGCTTCTTTGACTGTTTCTTTTTTCATTTCTTTATCCTTTACTGCTTTCTGCATAGGCTCAGTTTTGTCGCCATCTTTGTCCATGTCAAGAAAATCTGGTTTAGCTTTTTCTTCTATTGGTTGTCCTGTGGGTTGTTCGCTGTCCATGTTCATGGCAATGTCATTAGGACCTTTAGCTTCACCATTGTCTTCAAAATCGTCTTGTACCATTTTAATCGCAGTTTCAATTTCGTATGATTGAGGGAACTCTGCTTGAGCTTTTTTAGTTTCCATGTCTTTAATAACAGTGTCTTTTATCATTTTTAAATTGCCATTGTCGTCCATGTAATCTTGTAATAATTCTTGAGCACCAATATGAACATCTGACATGCCAGCTTCTTGTTTCACTGGTTGAGTCATTTCAGCACCTTTGATCGCATCTCCAACGCTGTGTCCTGCTTTTTCATATTCTCTTAATTTTGCTAGTATGTCAACGAATTCCATTATGCTTTTGCTCCTATTGATTTAAATTTGTAGTGTTCTATTGGGTCCGGATTTCCTTTAATTGGAGCCTTGCCTGTGTGTATTGGTGATCCTGTTTTTGTGTCTGTTCCTGTTGCCATGATTTTTTGTGTTTCGTTGTCTGCTCCCTTAGAAACTTCAAATTTTTCTTGTCGGTCTTTTAATAATTCTTTTAATAATGAAGCATTTGCTTTGTCACCAAACTCTTTTTCTTTTGGAACTTCTGGAGCATCTTTGTATTCTAAATCTTGTAGAACTGATTTGAATTCTGATTCATCTTTTTTAGCATTCATATCTGCTTGATATTCTTCTGTAGGCTCACCGGGTTTTCTTACAACGACTCTGTCTTTAGTAATATTCATTTGGTTAGCAATATACTCTGCTAATTCAAACGACGATACTGGATAGTGTGTTGCTAGTTCAAAAATAGTTACGTTTGTGTTTTTAAGATATGGAAAGTCCAGTGGTGTTTCTTGAATAGGGGAACTTTTACCTGCTGATAATTTTACTACTTCAAATTTTTGTAGTGCTGTTTCTAAAGAAGACCCAAAACCTTTGTCAATATCTCCAGCTATCTTAATACGATAGTCGTATTGCTTTGTAGATTCTGTTAGATAGTTTGTAAAATCACCCATTGTGCTATTATTTAGTCTTTTCTCATTAGTTTACGCATCAATTCATTACGGTCTGTGATAATAGTACCTTGGCTGTCAATTGCTTCGCTATTGTCATCTGACCCATCTTTGTCTAATTTTAGTTTCTTAAGTTGCAGTTCTACCATCTTGAGTTTCTTGTCTATTTTAGAACCTTTTGCGTCTATGGCATTCCTTAACATGGAACTAGCAACCTCAAAAATTCTACCTGAATAACGTGAGTCCACGTTCATTCCTAGGTCCATTAAATTCTTGTAACTCTCTTCCGCTTCCATGGCCAGTTTATCCAACTCTAGATCTGATAGCTCTCCCAATCCCTTTACCTGTGGCAGTGATGCCGCGATCTTGTCAAATTCAGCATAGCTCTTCTGTAAATTCTTTTGTGTCTGTGGGTCCAAGTTTTTAGGTGCTGTGCCTCCGTTGGCAGTCTCTTTTAGTTTCTTATCTTTTTCACTTTTATCTACCTTTTTAAATGCTTCTTTAACATTTGGTAAATTGAGGATGTCTTCTAGTTTCTTTGTCATGTTTTATTTACTTACGTGTGCCTTTATGGAACAGTTGTTCTTCTGAAACCACTCGAAACTTGATTCTTCTCTGTCTAGCGTAGGCATTAGCGGCCTCCCATTTGGCATGATTTATTATTACTTGTTTCTGTTTACCCGTACTTCGTCCAGCCGCCTCCATGGTGGTTTGGCTCATGGGTTTGACCTCTACTATCTCTGCGTGTTTCGCTCCATCTTTGTCCATGTACACAATAAAAAAATCTGGCACATAGATAGTATATTTGCCTGTTAATGGATGTCGATAAGGAATCCTTATAGATTCCGATGCCCATTGATGCACATTAGGATGTTCGTCACACAATCGCATAAATGAATGTTCCCAACTACTTCTGTACGTGGCTGTTTTTGTTCCTACATATTTGTCAGGATTCTTTGGAGAGAATTTGCCACGGGCGAATCTTGGTAATGTCATTAGTCTATGATGTTTCTTGATACAACATCTTTGACAGCTCTAACATTCCTTACTCCTAGTCTGCTAGATTTGTACCTGTTAGCATTAAGGATAGTTGCAATCAATTCTGATAGCTGTGCTGGATTGGTGTAGGTCAATTGATCTAAAATTTTTCCAATTGGTACGGAATCAATTTTGGCCTGTTGTAAAATTATATAAGCTGTGTCTTCTGCTGGTTGTCTTGAAAATCCTCTTTTAACAAAAAATCCCACAGTGGCATCATAATCGTTTTGGGCAAATTCAAAACCTTCTTCATAATTTTCGTTTACAAGACGGTCAGCAGTCTTTTGTAAATTGTCTTTAATTTTTTGTGGTAAATTTGAATAAAATTCAGCCATTATATATTTGCTTTCTCAACCACTATACTTACATCTTGCGTGGTTCTGTTTATTTTTATATATCCATCTGCCACCAAAGACGTAATTTGTGTGGTCACTTTGTCTCTGTAAACACTTTTCTCATTGTCGGTCAATGCCGCATAAGCTACATCACTCTCGGCAATGGTTTGTCCGTTTCGCGATCCAACAATTTGATAGTACAGAGCAGATGCTACTCGGTCTCGAGCCACAGTGTTTGCAGTCACAAGATTAAGAGATTCAGTGGGCGAAAGTATTTGGGTGTATTGAGCCACATTATTATTGATTGCTGTGGAATTCTGGGTGCTTTGACTGTCTTTGTATCCTTTGGCTGTGGCCAACACTGCACCGGCCGCAACTGCTGTGACCGCCGCATTGCCTATGGCAAAGTTTCCCACAGGATTTGTAATTGTGCCTGCCTGTTTGCCAATGTCCAGTACACCTTCTTTCACAATACCTTTTAGTTCTTCTTTGACCGCATCTTTGGCTTTAATTTTTTTAGCATTGTTGTATGTGTTGATGCCTCTGAGGATGGTAGCAATACTAAAATTATTATTTTGTATATCTGATATCACAGAACCTATGCCATCCACAATACCGCCTGGGCCAAATATAGATGTGGTTCCACCTCCCAACACTGACAGAGGAGATGGTTCTAGGTCATAGTGTATGGTGGCAAATCCTGGAATGTCATTTTTGACTCTACCTGCTCCATATAGAACAGTTTCATAGAACACTTGCATGTTGTTTTGCATGATGCCTTGACCGTCCGCTTGGTCTAGGTTGTCATGTGACCATGACCCTATCACAGGATTAACCAAAGTAAATGATGTAAATCTCTGTTTGTGCAGAGTAAAAATTTGTATATTTCTCAAGAAAGGTTTCTTTTCTTGTTGAACATTGTCCATACCATACTGTGTAACATTCGGAATAGTGTCATACATGTTGCCCTGTGTGTTGAATCCTGCCACACTAGGATTCACAGTCAATGAGTCAGAAATGTTGTATTCGTAGTAGGCTTTCCAGAAAGCGTTCACAGTGTCAGCATGATCGTCGTGAAAAGTAATGTTAACTGGTTCGTAACTGATTCGAGTAGCCACGTATGTTTTTTTGTTGTACTGCTGTTTTTCTTCCACGTTCATGTTGTACTTGGGAAGGTCAGCAGTTTTAACCATCATGTTTAATTCTAATCGTTCATTGTTTGTGAATCTTCTTATTGGAATAGAATCATCTATGTCAAAAACCACATGAAATAAGAATTTTTGTTTTGGTAATAGTTTGAAGTTGTCATCTAGGTACAGCCGAGCCGCATGGCGATAATCCTTCATGCCCGGAAGGCCATTTGAAAATGCATTTAAAAAATTATTAATCGATGGCATATTACATATTTATGGCCATAAAAAAAGCGCCGTTAAAGGCGCTCTCTTTATATTATAAATGCGTATCCTTAGATACCGCCGCCTGTTGCTAGAGTTCCAATAGTTCTTGTAACTGCTGTGCCAATTCCTGTGCCTTGTGGAGTTTGGATTGCGTTGTCGTATCTTAAATTCATTGTGATTGTAACCGGGTCTGATGTAGCATAAGCTAGAGTGTTGTAGTTCACTGACTCAATAAATGCTCCATATAACTCGAAAGTTTCTAATACATTTGGAGTTGAAGCACCATTACCACCGTCAAGCATTTCAATTCTCGTTGTAAATTTGTAGTCAATACCAGATACAGCAGATGCTTGTTCAAAGAAATCAAATTGTTTCTGTACTTGTTCACCAACCAGTTTGGTAACTGCGTTGTTAACGTCATCTCTTACTGTAATTGTTATAGGATCCCAAGTGTGTTTGCCAGCCATATAAACTTTTGAGTTGTAAACATCAAGTGTTACGTTGTCAAACGTTAAATTTGGTCTTGAACAATCAACCACTTGTTTGGTCAATTCTGATCTTGGAGTTGATACACCAAAGTTTTCCAATATCACTCTAAAACGATATTGTAATTTTGGCATCAACAAGCCTTGTGATGCTGAACTCTGATCATTTGATAAAGGTACTGTAAATTTCGATAATGTTGATATAGCCATATGTTTCTCCTATTATTTATTCCAAAATTAGTTCCCTAAATTTGCAATTTCTCCTGTGTTTTTAATTCTCAATGGAATGTATATAAATTCAACCGATTTAACTGGTTCAATTGCTATATCCACATACAACTCGTTTCTGTCAATTCTAGTTGCTGTGTTATTGGTATCGTCACATACAACTAAGAAGTCAAACAATGCTCTTTGACCTACAAGTTCTAACAAGAATGATTCAACTGCTTGTTTGATTTCATTTCTAGTTAATTGATCGTTTGGTTCAAAGATGAAAGGTTTTGCAATAGCGTCCAGTTGTGTTCTTAGGAAAACAACTAATCTTGAAACGTTAATTCTGTCCAAAGCTGAAGCTGATGCTACTTTAGTTAAGTTACCAAAGTTTACAATGCCTGCTCCTGAGAAGAATGTTATCGGGTTCACTTTGGCAGTATGAAGAGCATCTCTTGATGACTCTGTCAGTGATATTGTTTGAAATTCGCCTGTACTTGCTTCAATAAATCCAACTGCTGTTGCGTTGTCCACAATACCTCTTCTAGTTCCTGCTGGTGCAAACCATGGGAAACCAATGTTGTCATTGTTGGCTAAAGTTCTAAGTATCATGTGTGAAGCTGGAACAACAACAGTTTTGCCTGTGTTGTCTGTGCTCTGACCTGATGGATAAAATACTCCAAGATAGTCACTTGCTGATACTAGTCCGTCTTCGCCATCACTTGACGCAGATGCTGAGTTATTTGCCCAGTTGCTCACTGCTGTAGATGTACCTGCCAGTCTAAATGGTGTGTCGCCTACCACAAACGCTGTGCTGTTTCTGTCTGTGTTTAAGGTAATCATGTTAGATATCGCTTCAGGGTAACCAGGTGTAGCAATAACATTGTAGCCTCTTTGGTCTTCTCTGATTGCTTGGTTGGTATCTATTTCTGATTTTATTTGATTTACAATAACTTGTCTTACTGCTTTTCTACCAAATGTACCAGAACCATCGGCATTGTTAGTAGATTTAGTTACCCATCTGTCTGGATAGTAACCTGTAACAGATTCATTTGAGAATCTCACGTTACCTAATCCAGTTGAACCTGAACCTGGGTAAGAGGCAGTAGTTACGTAACTGTTTCTGTATTCTTTAACATTGTATCCGGATCTTCTTGTGTTGAACAACAATATACCTTTTGGAAAGGTAGATGGATCTGGAGCATCTGGATCTAAGTGAGCATCACTTAAAAGATCTTTTATTGTTGATCCTACGCCTGCACCTGTGTTGCCATTTGCATCTTTATCTGTTCGGGTATGAAATCTAGCATCAGCAAAAATAACACCGTCTTCTGTGGTCTGATCTGACTTGTCTATTAATTCAAAAGCATTACCTGTTGTTGTTACAGTTGTTCCGTTTGCTGTATTAGTTGAACTTATAGTAGCAGATGTGTTCCATCTGTAAAGTTGTGGATAGTTTTCTAAATCTGAAGTGTCAATCCATAAGTCACCGTTTGCTAATACAGTTCCATCTGATTGTGTAAGAGGTTCAGTGGCACTAAATTGTGGACCATTTGGATCTGTACCTGCATTTACTGTCAAGTAACCTTTGAAAGTTGTTCCGTCGTGCTCCATGATGTCAGCATCTAAATTGGTGTTGTACCAAAGTTTGTTGTTGCTTGGTTCAGTGCTTGGAGCAGTTAATGACGCTGTGTATGATAAACGTTTCCAGTTTGTTGCAATAATAGTTGCTGGAAGAGCTGTTGAATCTTCTGTGGCACCTGCCGGAACATCATACAAGTTGTCAATCAGTGTTGAACTGTTTGCTGTGTAAGTTCCATATGAATGAGCAGTTGAGGCTGAAAAACCAGCAGTTGCTAATGGAGTGTTTGTTACGTCGTACATTCTAATCTCGCCACCTAATTTGTGTTTGATTTGAATTGCGCCGGTGAACTGTCCAGTTGTAATAATTGAAGCTTCAACGTTTGTAAAGCCTGCACTTGATACTGCTGATACAAAGTCTTCTGCATCTGCTACTGTTGATCCGTCTAAGTTTGAAACTGTTACAGTTTTAGATGATAAAGTAGATACCCCTTTTAGAGATTCTGCCATTATGAAAGAACCCTGCAGTCCTGTTGGGTACACAGTTTTAGATTGAACAATGGTTTCTCCACCTTCATATCTAAATAGTTGGAAGTCACCAACCCGTAGCGTAACATCTGTGTCATTGACTCTAGTCTGTTCTGTTACATTGTATTGAGCATAAAGAGTACCTGCTGATATGCCTGTACCTCCTAGGCTTGGGTCTGTGTTGAATATTGCAGTGTGATTATTTGTATAAAGAGCAGTGCTTACATTTGAGAAACTTGCTGAGCTTGAACTGTATAATTTAACAACAAGATTTGCTCCAGCATTTGGATTGGTTGTTTTAAACCATAATGATCCGTTTGGTCTGTCATCTTCAGCTGTTTTCCAAGTAGGTCTGCTAGAGTGTGCCGCTTGTTCAAAAGAAACACCTGAGTAAGTTCCTGCCGTGATACCAGTAAGAGTTAATATTGTTCCTGTATTGTTTGCAATTACTATTGAATTGTTTCCGCCTATCGAGTCTGTGTATGCAATGCCGTTGATATAAATTTCAACTTTTCCTGTTGTTGCGTCTACTGCCGATGTTACTCCTGGAATACTTGCATTATTGATTGAAGTTGCCAAGTTTGCAAAAGTTGTACCTGATAGTGTTACTTCCACGCCGTTGATCTCAATTGAATGTCCGTTAGTTAATGTACCTGATGTTGCAGTACCTTCAATTGTTGGATGACTGATGTGCCAAGCTGTTGAACCTGTTTGTACCCAAGAATTTGTATCATTTTTAAAGTAAATTTTATTTGTTACATTTGTAGTGTTGATTGCATAATCACCCTTAGAACCAAAATTAGTTTTTGGTGCACCAGTGGAAACATTGCCTACTAGATCGTTGATTGAAGTGATCAGTTTAGGTGTAATTGTTGTGAATGATTGATTGGTTTTAGACCACTCAAATAGTCCATAAATGGAACTAGCTAAATCAAACCAGTATGTACCGTTGACTGGATTTTCTGTTGGTGCTGATGTTGAACCTAATAAATCTGTTAGGTTTACATTTGCTCTTAAAATAAATGCTTTGTTGGCTATGCCTAGGAATGAGTAAGCGGCTTGTAAACCGTATTCGTTTAATTCGTAACCATTCAAAGATCCACCTGACGCATCAGTATAAAATGTTGGATCACCAAATGTTTCTGTTAATTCTCTTTGTGATGAAATCAAGAATGCTGTATTAGCATTAGCAGTTGTCGTACCTGACGCAGTACTCTCTCCAGCACCGTTTAATTTGTCTTGACCTGATGCTATTATTATTAGTGGTGTTGTACCTGCATCTGATGGTACATAGAAACTCTCGTCTATTACTGAAACGTTTACGCCTGGACTTGTTAATGTTGCCATGTGTTTATCACTCCTTGCAAATTTGTTATTATAACAATGTTACTGCTATTTATAGTGAATACGGTTAAACAGTATCAAACTGTGTCAATTTTTGGTACCTATATAGGGCATGTAAATACACACAATGAAAAGACCTTTATGCAAGACCTGTAGAGATAAACCTAGGTCGTATGCCTATAAGAAAGCTAAAAAGATTTATTGGCGTAGCGAGTGTGATTCCTGCATTCGTAAGAAAAACAGGCAAAAAACAGGATCAGCCCCAAAATGGTTACAAGCAGGATACCGTAAAAAAAATAGATGTGAATTATGTGGTTTCCGATCCAGCAAGCCCATACAAATGGATGTGTATCATGTTGACGGCAAAAGAGATAATATTTCCGCTTATAATTTAAAAACTATTTGTGCTAATTGTCAACGTTTAAAGAGCACCCAGCATCTTGGCTGGTCTTTGGGAGATTTGGAAGTAGATAGTTAGTCATTTCAGATATTTTTGTGTATAGCGATTCTATTGTTTGAGTATTTTCCAGTACGTAATCGTACTCTGTGCCAATCCAGTCCCATTCAGATCTATGAGCTCCGGAATCAATCATGCTTTTTTTGTCAGGCATAGCAGTTCTTTTCACAAGAACTATTTTTCCGCCTTGTTCTCTAATTGTTTTAATTTCGTTTATAAATCTTGTGTCTGAGATTACTGTGTGTTGTCCTTGATATCTTGCCATGCACGAATCTACCCAAATAGAATCTAACATGTTTCCTCGGCACACTTCTGTACCAAAATACTGTAGTACCCAACGTGGAGTTACTTCTTTGCCAAATTTTTTACTCCAAAAAACATCGGGCTGTTCTCTCCATGCTCTCGATTCTTTGGTGTTGCCTTCCACTAATTCTCTGTCCCAACCAAATATATTAGATACAGCGTCTTTCAATGATTTTGCAAATGAGTCTCTTTTGAATCCGTGGTGAGAAACCAATCGTTCTGCCACAGTATCCTTACCAGACCCTATCAACCCAACTAACCCTATTAACATTTAAACAGTTTAGCAGGATTTTATTCTTTTTTCAAGTTCTATTTTTGTTTCTCTGATTGTTTTCAGTATCAGTTCTTTGATGCTTTTAGAATTAGCAATGGTTGCCATGTTTTCTAAACCAATTACCATTTCTTCTAATTCTTCGTAGGTGAGATCGTGTATTTTTTTATATTCTTGAGCCATGATGCTTGCCTTTACAGTTATATTACTTTATTTTATTTAATGTGAAAAGAAAATGAATTAACCGATAACAAAACTATAAGGAGTACCGCCCTCGACATAGTTATTAATTTCTAGGTCTAGTTTTTCCATCTCGGTCATGCCTTGTTGTTTAAGCTCAGCACCGTTTAACGTAGTACCACCTTGTGGTCCTGCTATAGTATTAAATTTGCTTCGGGCTTCACCTAACATGATTTTACAGACTGCTAGGGTATAATCCCTAATCCACGGTTTAGAATAGATATCTCTCAACAGAGTAATATCTGGTCTGAAATTGTCTGTATGCATTAGTACTGTTTCGTTGTCTGCTCTTGGTCTTTGAGTTATGGTCAATGTTTTGGTTGCGTTGTCAAAATGATGTTGTATAAATGACCCAAACATTTTTCCTACTAATTCTTGATATGATGCAAAAGCGTAATAAGTTGCTAATCCACCAGTTGCTCCTGCTCTTAAAAGATATGTATTTGTGTAAGCTAAATTGAATGGCTCAAATAGTGTACCACCTTCTCCGCCTTCAGTTCTTGAACCTACTGTTCTTCTCATAAGCTCTCTTACGTTGATAATTTCGTCAGGTAGAATGTATTTGTTTTGGTTTTTGGCCAGTGTGAGATGAGCATATGATTCTTCCACAGCGTTGGATGATCGTTGGCGGAATCTATTTACGGCTCTTTCTAGTGCAGTTTCGTAGTGTTTTGGGTCTAATTCAACCTCAATCATTCCGTCACCTAGACTAAGTTTAACGTAATCAAATACCTCTTGTTGCATAGTTTGTAGTTCTGACATACACATATTTACCGTTAGACTCATTACAATAAATATACACGATATGCCACGACTATCAATCTTTAAGCCAGAAAAGGGCAACGACTACAAATTTTTTGATCGCAACATCAAAGAGATGTTTACTGTAGGTGGAACAGACTTACATCTACACAAATATCTGGGTCCATACAAACAGGGCGACACAGGCAAAGACGGTGCGGCATCTCCAACACAGCCAAACTATGCTACCAGTGAAACCAATGAACGAACCATACAAGATCTGTTGTTTTTAGAAAACAGAGATAGACAATATTCACCAGATATCTACACAATTAGAGGCATTTACAATGTGCAGGACATAGATTTCAATCTATCACAGTTTGGTATGTTCTTACAGAACGACACTGTGTTTTTAACTGTACACATGAATGACATGGTAGAAAGACTTGGCAGAAAACCCATGTCGGGAGACGTTATAGAATTTCCGCACATGAAAGAAGACTATTCGTTAGATGCTTCTGTTCCTATTGCTCTAAAAAGATATTATGTGGTTGAAGATGTCAACAGAGCGGCAGAAGGATTTTCACAAACTTGGTGGCCACATCTTTTAAGATTAAAATTAAAAACTCTAGTTGACTCGCAAGAATTCCGAGATGTGATCGGCGACGCAACAACAGAAGGCAGTCTAGCCAGTTACATGTCAACTTTTAACAAAGAAAAATCTATCAACGATGCTATTGTGAACCAAGCAGAAGCAGACTCGCCGAAATCAGGATTTAATTACAAACAATACTATGTGGCTCCAATTGATGAGCGAGGCAATATTAGATTAGACGGTGCAAACAATGAAACATCTCGTGCCAGCTCCAGCAAAACAGTTAATGCTGTGTTAGACACACCAGCCTCTTCACACTATGGATTTTACCTGGACGGTGACGGCATTCCACCAAATGGTTATCCAGCAGGTTTTGGAACTTCGTTTCCAACTTCTAATTTTGACAAAGGTGACTACTGGTTAAGGACAGATTTCTTGCCAAACAGACTGTTTCGTTACGATGGGCTTAGATGGAATAAAGTGGAAGACTCAGTTAGAATTACTTCGACCAACAACGATACAAGAAATAACTATAAGACAGGGTTTGTTAACAACGCATCCACAACCACAATTAACGGATTGACTGTGGAACAGAGACAATCTTTAACAGATGCTCTAAAACCAAAGGCTGACAATTAAGATGTTGCATTTTTATGATGGTCAAATAAGAAAATTTTTAACTCAATTTATAAGAGTGTTGAGTAATTTTTCTGTAGAAACAGGTAAAGGATCTGATGGTGCGATTAAATTAAGACCAGTTCCTGTGGTTTATGGAGACATGACTCGACAGGTAGCAAATATTATAAGGAACAATTCTGAAAATGCTTTACAATACGCTCCACGAATTGCCGCATACGTAAATGCACTGGACTATGACAGAGAGAGAATGCAAAATCCGTATCATATCGAGAAACAGCATTTAAAAGAAAGACAATTTGACGCCGCCACTGGCGAATATACTGAAGGACTGGGTGCTGGATATACAGTGGAAAAAGTAATGCCATCTCCTTTCCGTTTAAATGTATCTGCAGATATTTTTACTACCAACACTGATCAAAAATTACAGATAATGGAACAAATACTTTATCTCTTTAATCCAGATTTTGAAATACAAAAATCAGACAACTATATTGATTGGACCTCTTTAAGTTATATAGAATTAACAGATATCACATTTTCGTCTAGAACAGTTCCGGTAGGAGCAGACACAGAAATTGATGTTGCATCTTTAAGATTTTCTATTCCCATATGGCTATCACCACCAGTAAAAATATCTAAATTGGGTGTGATACAAAAAATTATTATGAGTATCTATGATGACGATGGCGGAATTACAAAAGGTCTTATTGATGGTTCTTTAATAAGCAGAAGTTTTATCTCTCCAAACAATTTTGGACTGTTATTGACTGGAAATCAAATAAGACTATTAGGTACAACCGGTGTAAATGTATCTTCGGGTAGCGATGGATTCCAAACAGGTGCAAACGAGCCTAATAATTATGATCCATTCGAAACGTTTGGACCACCAGTCAACTGGAATATTCTGTTGAATCAGTATGGCAAAATTACAAACGGTACTTCACAAATTAAATTGCAACAAGAAAATGGTAATGAAGTTGTAGGAACAATATCCACAACTCCCTTGGACGAAACTATATTACTGTTCAACATAGACTCAGACACCATACCAGCTAACACGCTAACTGCTGTGGTAAAAATTATCAATCCGTTAACATTTGATCCATCTGCTAACGGCACACCGGCAAATGGTACAAGATATCTGGTCACAGACTCTATAGGAGATTCCACTAACACCATTGATGCTGTTGCTTGGGGCAATCTTAGAGCAGGTATAAATGATATTGTTCAATACAACTCTTCTACAGGCAAATGGGGTGTTGTGTTTGACGCATCGAACCCAGATTCTACACAACATTATATCACCAATTCTAATACAGGTATTCAATATCGTTGGAATGGAGAAACTTGGCAGAAATCGTATGAAGGTATCTACACACAAGGCAAATGGACTTTAATTTTACCAGGTGGTTCTTCACAGTACGATGCAGGTTCCGACACAGGACAATCAGGTTCTGGTTCTAACGTCACATACCCATAATAACTAATAATATGGACCAAAACATCATATGCTCCGGAGCACTTTTCTATGCTACCGGTACTAAAAGATTTCTATTCCTACAGAGAAACAGCCTCAAGACTCGTGATACATGGGGACTAGTAGGAGGTCGTGCTCGCAACACAGAGTCAGCGTTTGAAGGATTAAAGAGAGAAATAAGAGAAGAAGTGGGGCAGACTCCTACATTTAAAAAAGTTATTCCTTTAGAATTATTCACGTCCAATGATCAAAAATTCTTTTTTCATACCTATGTGGTTGCAATTGAATCAGAATTTTTACCTAAACTAAATGATGAACATTCGGGATACTGTTGGACTGCATTTGAATGTTGGCCCAAAAATTTACACGTGGGTCTTAAGAACACACTGAACAACAAGGCCATCAAAGGCAAGTTACAGACTATTTTAGATTTGATAACTTAATTAATTAACCAGCACTTACTTAAACATATAAAAATATCTACTAGTTGTTGGTTCTAACTACGCAAAGTACCATTCCGATACTAT